TTTTAAGGTATCACCAAGTCCGGCCTTGTTTGTTAGCTTATCGCCTCCGAGACCGAGAAAGGATCGCCGTGTGGCTCCAGTCCGTCTAAGGTCTGAGAGGGACCCCTTTGCTGCACGAGACAGCCCTGTACCGAATGATTTAACTGGAGATAACGCAATACTCTTCCCTAAACCGCTAGTGAGATTAGAGATTAGACCTGCCTGTTTATCTAACGAATCGTTTTCCCAAAGAGGATGATTGTCAATAAGGTATTGGTATGCCGCGAGTTTGTTCATGGGAACCTCACAGGAAAGAGAAGAAGCCGGGCTTGTTCTGAGACGGAAGGGTTGGTTTTGGATTCCCCGGAGGTACAACCTTCGGGATGTTTACCACGCGATCCGTGATTTTTGGAGCAGCGGGTAAAGGCTGACTGCCAGGAGGCTCGAGACCGAACTCTGCGCCGTGTGCGATACCCGCAATGGGATGACCGTGAATATCAGACTTCCAGTTCTGCGCGGCACCTTCAGTGTACGTCTCTTGAAGGCGCTGGAAGTTTAGGCGCGCCATCCAGTCTTCCTGGGCAGCAAGCGGCATCTTGTTCATGGCCTTGAGCTGGGGCGAGTGCTTAATCTCGCGCTTACTCATAGCACGGAGTTCTTTGTTCTTCAGCTCGATCTCAGACAATGGAACTAACTGACCTCGTAGGTATGTGGTGTCATCTCCGGGATCATCAATTCTCGTGAGATCCGTCATCGCGCGGATAACGGTCTCAATATTTCTTCTACGTTCATTTCCCGTTGTCTCTGTGTAAAGCTCGTTCAAAGAATCCGACAAGTGCATGCGGACCGCTGACATGTTGTTTGTGATACTTAGAATATCGTGCGGGTTTTTGCGACCCTCAGATAGCGCGTCTGTCTTCTCTACTTCAGCACCGACACGAATGCTGGAGAGAAGAGGCGTTGTAAATGGTACGACGTGCTTCCTTCCGTCAATAGTTACAATTTTACCGCCAAGGGGATCTGATTCGATCTTTTCGATCTTCCCGCTCACGGTAGCTAGTGTGGCTGCGCCCTTGAGCTTTTGAGGTACTTTGAAGAGGTCTTCTGCTGCAGTGTAATAATCGCTGACTCCACTAGTCCCGCCAACACCGCCGGTGTGGAACGTTCTCATCTGCATCTGGGTAATGGGCTCACCCAGCGCGTGTCCTGCAATGATTCCGACGTTCGTACCCACCGGATACAAGGCCCCTCGCTCACTCAGTCCGTAGCAAGTAGCGCAGATCCCCTTCGTCTCATTGCAGTACAGAGTAGAACGAACAAGAACCTTTCTTGGGCCGTCATTTTTAATTTTTGATCTAATCTGAGGCGTAATTAGAGTTCCCTTCGCAAGAGTAGGTCCGTCCTTCAGCGGAACTTCTCCAGCGAGGAAGCGGCCTTCAATGTCCGACTCCATTGCAGAGAGAAGAGCCCCGCGGTTAGTGCCGCAGTCTCTTGACTTAATGGTGTTGTCAATAACAGTGTTAATAAGCTCCTTGGTCAGCGCACCTGGCTTTGCCGTCGCTGATGCGCGATCAATGGTGCCCTTCCGGGCTCCATGAAGTGCGGTGTAGTACTGCGATACCGGAAGTCCCTCACCAAAGGACTTGGTGATGGCAAAAGGAACCGTCTTGTTCATCGGATCCTGGACCAGCATTGGGCCCATCACCATCTGACCGAACTGGTTCCAATCTCCCTTAGCTCCAGAACGTGCCCACTCCCACATGCCGTTATCTTTTGAGGCATTATATTTCGTCTCTCCAACCTGCTTCAGTTCTTTCTGTGCTTTCTGATACAAAGACACTATTTTTTCATTCTTAATTGCACGAGAGCCAGGACCGCTGAGAATCTTGTTCTCTTCTGTCTTGTACTTCTTTAGTACTTGATCCCGCAGCTTAAACCCATCGTGGAAGTCATTAACCTTTACGCTTGAACCATTTTTAAACGCGAGCTGGAAACCAATGGTTTTCCAGTCGTCGATCATCTTCGCAAACTCTTCTGGCTGTGCTCGAGCAATGCGGGTAGCAAATCGCTTCATGCCGCCCTTAGCCATTCTAAATTCTGGGTTGTAAAGAAGATCTTCATCATTCTTAAACTCTGTTGGAAGAGTATTGTTAATCATCAAACGACCCGCAGTAGTAGGCTTATTCATGCCGACGACCGAGATCACATCGTATGACTTGAGCTTCCCAGCTTTAAGCTGCTTGATGGCTTCATCTACAGTAAAGCTGCCCGAAACCTTCTTGCCCCACTCAGTTGCCTGGTAAATACCAAGTACAGAATCCTGACTTGGAGTAGTCATCAGACCGCCACTAGTCGGAGAAAACAGATTCTTCGACGGCATCATCGCTTTGGCTTCTTGTACAGCCCCCTCCGTAATGGGGACGTACATAGCCATCGTGTCGCCGTCAAAGTCTGCGTTAAAACCTCCGGTCACTAGAGGATGGATCTTGATTGACTTCCCTTCAATGATTCTGGGCTTAAAGGCCATAATCGAGAACATGTGAAGCGCTGGATCCCGCTTCATCATTACTGGACGATCACGGACAACTCGTTCGAGGGCTTCGTTGGCAGCAGGGTGATTTTGTTTAATCTTCAGGCGTGCATCACCTGGAGATGTCGCCCGGCCCATGCCTCTCCACATCTCCTTGATGACGAATGGCTTGTACATCTCCATCAGCATTTCGCGAGGAACGCCGACCTCATCAAGGGGCATCTCAGGATCTGGTGTAATGACTGAGCGACCTGAGAGATCCTGCCGTTTACCCAAAACTCCTGACTGGAAGAATGAGCCCTTGGGCTGTTTCAACCCTGTGAGCTTGTCCATTAATGAAGGGACCTGCTTGCCCTCCATCTGCATGCCTGAGACTCGGAGAGCTTTGGTTGTTGCGTAAATCTCTGCCTGGAGCTTCTGAATCTCTCCAATCGGTAAATTTTCCTTTTTTGCCTGTTCGTGCTGCTTTACCATCTGTCCAATAATCGCGTACATCTTGTTAGCGGGATCAATGATCTGAGTCCCGTCAAATCCGATACTCACCCTTCGAAGGGTCGGAGGTAGTACAGGCAAGACTTCGTTGGTGTAGGCATCTACTGGCTTAATGCCCAGCTCATCCAATGCGCGGAGATACCGAACCCGCTTATAGGCGACATTCAGTTCGTTCTCATTGGCCTCATCTAATTCCTTCTCGGCAATTTTTAGCTCCTTCTTCACGTCAAGGGCTCGAAGCTTCTCCTCGATTACCTGGAAGCCAGACTTCCTTCCCACGGCTCCCTCAGCCGTCAGAAGTCTCTGGAACTCCGGCTTAGGCATGCGGAGAAGAGAACGTACGGGCTCCTCAAAGACGGGATTGGGGATCCGCATACCCAGATCCATATGTGACCATTTGGTCCCTTCAAGCCCGCCGGTCTTGGTTCGATCGAAAAGGCCTCCGCGCTCCTCCTTTGTGAGTGATCCCTTGGCTGCGAGGGTCCTCTCCGGAAATGCCAGCTCTCCAGAGCTTTGGGCCTTGGTCTGCTTATCCGTCATGGGCATAAGGGAGTATTCGCGCCCCTTTCTTTCGGTGTAAACTCCCATTGCGCGCATATAGTGCGTGAACTGTTCCATAGAGCGAGGAACTTTGGGCGGGGGAGGACGCTCTCCCCGCATGATGCGAGTCCAGACATCTTCCGCCTGCTCTCGGTCGGACTTGTAGGTCTGCATCTCTCGGAGGTTGTGTTTCGCTCCGTGCGCAAGAAGCGTGTAGGTATCGAGGCCTCCGATACGCTGACCGCCTTCCCCAAGTCCAGATCCCTGCGAGGCTTCTCCGGTCGTCTTGTATGCGTAGCCGAAACCACCACCTCGCGCGGAAATCTTCTTTTCAGCCTGATGATCAAGCTTGAGGATGTACTGCATCCCAGTCAAAACCTGACCTAAGCTCTCTCCAGTCTCGGGATCGAAGAGCTCATCAGTATCTGAAATCTTGTGCTTCTTTAGTTCATCTTTTACAAGCTGAGAATAGTCTGTACCTGCATCGAAATTATTAACTACAAATGGCTTACCCGTTTTTAGTGCGATCTTTCCAGCAGCGGTCTCAAGAACCTGACCCGGATTCATACGGGACGGAATGCCAGCAGGAGACATAAGAATGTGAACTGGCTCCCCGTTCTTGTCCTTGGGCATCTTATCGTCGGGGAGAATTTTAGTGACAATTCCCTTGTTACCATGACGTCCAGAGAGCTTGTCTCCGACCTCCATCGTCTGCTCAGTTCTGATGAAGACGGCAATCTTGCGTCCGTTGTTTACAACTCGCGCAACTACTCCATCGTACTCGTGATCCCACTTCACCGAAGAATCTACGTAATCCTGAACCGCGCCCTTTAGTCTCTTACGAATATCTTCGGTGTCCTTGGAGAGGGACTGCTTTTGAAGTTTTGCGATTAGGACATCGCCTGGCTCTATTTTCTGCCCAACTCGCACAATTCCGTCATCATCGAGCTTCTGGAGAATTGCCGGCGTCGCTTTGACCATTCCGGCATACTGACGCCACATCTTTTTATTGACGACTACATTCGGGTGCATCTCTACTTCTACGGAATGAAGATGGCTCGAGACCAACTTCTCTGCCGCAGACTCCGAGATCACAAGACCATCTTCGAAATTGTAGCCGCGATAGGGAATATACGCGACTCTTAGATTCGTGCCTAATGCGAGCTTACCATTTTTAGTGAAATTAGAGTCTGCTAAGAGCTGACCCTTCTTTACCTTGTCTCCCTCTTTTACTACCGGCTGAGAATGGAGCATATGCTTAGCCCCATTCAAAGGGTAGTTATTGTACAATGCATGTCTATACTTCTTTTTGTCGGTACCTAAAACAACAATCTCCTCCTTATTCACAGAGCTGACTACTCCGTCTGCGTTTGAGGAGATCGAGGCTGTACCGCCTACTAGATCCTCATACGCGAGTCCTCCACTTGCCGCAGTTTGGACCAGCGGTGCCTCTCGGTTCTTGAGGCCGACAGCCTGCTCCTGATGCTTGGTAGCCATCATCGCGCGGTTTCCGTTGTCGTTCTGGACAAACGGAACCAGGTTTGCGCTAGCTGCAAAAAGAAGCTTGGCAGAGGGAAGAACGTAATCTACGTCCTTCCACGGTCTCTTGGAGGTATTACGATCATTATCGTAGACAATGACATTGGATTCTAATGGTGTGACTTTAACAGTGCCGTCTGAGTTCTTCTGAATCTTGACCTGATCTGGATAGGCGACTACGGCGCGCTCGAGATCAGCAGCCGACTTACGCTCGATCTTTCCAGTGCGAACATTGACTACCTGCGCAACAAGGTCATGGCCCACTTTCTGCGCACCAAGAGGGATGTGCAGATGAATACCAGTCTGCTGACTCTCGGGTGTTTGAAGTGGGTCCAGAAGGCCGAGATGCGACGGGTTGATCATCTTGTCGGGGAGGAGATTGACGTTCTCTCCTTTGATTCCACCGAACTCAGCTCCCAGAATCGTCGTCTTCGTATGGTTTGATAAAAACTGAAGAGGATTTGTCTGGGTGGGCAACTGCCCCGCCTTAAAAGGCTTCAGGATTGCAGCTCCGTACCCCGCGGCAGATGCAGGAATAATGTCCTGAATCGTGGTCTTTCTATCTACGTTATTTCTAATCTTTCGAGTTAGCGCGTAAATTGTCTTACCGCGTGTAAGCTCTTCAGAGACGAAGTCTTCAATTCCGTATAGCCGCTTGTTTGACAGGGACTGCCGGTCATCTTCGGGCACATCTCCTCGGCTGATGTCTACGAGCTTCTTCGCAGATAGAAGAAGTGCTTCTCCAGTAATAGAGGTAAACTCCTTCCCAAAGGCCGACTTCATCGTTTGAGGGCTAACTTCTGCAGACTCAAAAGTCTGCTTCGCGAATTTCGCGGCCTCCGAAACCGAAGGCTCTTTGTAGTCGGAGGCGCCCCTACCTTCGATGGCCTTATGAAATTTTAAGATATCGCTAATCTTGCTCTTGTCTCTATTTACCTCAAAAAGCTTGTCCCCAAGAGCACGTTGAATCTGAGCATCCTCGACACCGAGGGCTCTGAGGACTGGGTAGATCGGGATATCAACTGTAGAAGTTCCACTGCTCTTGATGCTCATCGTCATCAAGCCCAGCTTCTTAGGATCTCTACGCTCAATGTAGATATCGAACGAACCGACCTTGCTACCAGCGGCGACGTTCCACTTGGCAAGCAGGTCTCCGTTCTGTGCCTCTGCGTGGTAAGCGCCTGGGTTCAACCGAAACACACCATCCAGCTGCATCTCGTTACCGTTGATGATGTAGCTGTAGCGCGTGGTGACCTTCGGCAATTTTCCAAGAGTACGAGAGCGCTGATCAAGTACCTTTCCAGATGCCTTATCTGTTAGCTTAAATACACCAACAATATCTGGACCCCAGGTACGATCATTTAGCCTGGCATCAATCTGACTATTGTAGTTAGCCGGGTTGAATTGAGCCGAGCCCTTGTCCGACTCATCTTCAATCTCAATGCGAACTAGCTCGAGCTTGTGCTTGTTGCCTTCGATCGGGAAATGCGAAGAGATCGCCTCCTTTGTCTTGGCAACGAGCAGCTTGTGACTCTCGAGCGGGTTCATGTTAGACATAAAACTTCTCCGAAGTGAGGTCATAAGTATAACAGCCGGATCATAGCCCCGGCTGGAGGTAACATGAACCCCAAGACTTTCGCCGACCCCGATGAGGGGTCATCGGACCCCTTTCAGGGGTCGGACAGGTTTGGCGACTGGGATTGATTTTCTGGATGGCGCTGATTGTCAGCGCCATCCAGTCCTCGATCGATGTGATCGAGGACAATGAGTCATAGTCGCCAGGGAGGGCGCCTCCGAGCGCAGCTTCAAGCTGCGCTCGGAGGTTTGCCCTCCCTTCCTCCTTCCACTCCGTTTTCCTTTAAGACCGTGGAAGAGGACCAGATTCAGGAGTTCTGCCCAGCAATACAAGAGCGGTGCGGACTCCTAGATTGCCGGGGATGCACGGCACTACCAGAGAAACAGACCTGGCTCTGTTCTACCTGTGCGAAGAATCCCGCGCCTTTCTGGACGGCAGGATCTTGCGAGCAGTGTGGGGTGGAATCCAGTTTTCTAATCCTGGAGCGTGAATGAGTCCGTACAGATGTGACTGGTGCAGCGCCTCAACTGAGCGAGGCGAGAAGATGGTGTGTCTCTCCCGCCATACAGTCTTGAGGAGGCCTCATGGCTGGGAGCTGGGAGAGAACGTCTTCGCGCACCATGGCAGCGAGGCCATGTTCCACGAGCAGTGCTTCGTGGCTAACTGCCGTCAGATCCTGGATGAACTTTACGCAGGCATCCCTACCGAGTCACCCCGGCGGCGGCCGGCTGAAATCACTCGCTGATCTCAGCCGACCTGCCGTCCGGGGTCTGCCTGCGGTGTTCCAGAAGGAGCGGGGTTCTTCATCCCATCAAGCGGGTTGACTGCGGATCCCTTGTCGTTCATTAGCTGCACTACGAGCTGGTACAGAGGAGGATTCTCCGTCTGCATCTGTTGTAGTGCTTGATACATCGCGTCCTCACCCTGCTCTCTTTTTAGCGTACGGAAATAAGAGGCAGCTCTCTGAGCGACATAGCGCAGATCAACTCCACCAGATCCGGGTTGAATCTGAGACTGCACGCCAGCCATAGCTGTCGGCATAGCCGTTTCATTAGGTGCTCCTGCATTCTCCTGATAGACAGTTGCGCCTTCGGGTACGCCCTGTACCTGCTCTACGGGTGCCTGCTGCGCGTTTGGATCTTGCGCGGGCTGCTGAGCGCCCTGCTGCGCTGCCATCTGCGCATTGGGGTCCTGCGGCATCTGCTGGGCCTGCATCTGTTGCTGCTGTTGCATCTGAGCAGCCTGCATCTCCATCTGAGCCTGGCCCTGAGCCTTCATTGTGATTGCCTGGGCCTTGGCCTGGTAGCGAGATGTGCGCAGCTGTGCCTCGCCTTGGATGTCAGCGGATGCCACCTGCATCTTGCGGTTGGACTGCAACTGCTTCTTGATCTCGCGGCCCATGCGCTCTGCCTCGAGGTCGAAGTCCTCGCCGAGCTCTTCCATGAGTCGATGATCGCTGATCTTCTGTGCTTGATTGAGCTGCAGATAGAACATGCTGCGCTGAAGATCATCTGCCATACGGAATTTATCAAAACGGCAAACTACCTTCGGCCATTGCATAAATGCTGCAATCTTATTCATAATGAATACATTCACAAGCTCATGCCGCTGCTTATTGTATCCAAGGAACATGTTCTCGAGGGCACGGAGCGACGTACTCGATCCTGACCACTGAAGTCCTCCGAAGATGAACTCGACGGGGATTCCCGCTCCAGCAAGCATCTGCTCTGCCAGAAGTCTCATCTCCTGGTACAGCAGCAATGATCTCCCCTGTCCTCCGATTTGCTGAAATCCGATGTTTACGGGAAGCACGGGAATATAATTGTGGTCCCTTTTCCACATATTGATTTCTTCATCAATCCGGCGTTTCCAGTTTGTCAGATTGTAGGATCCATACGGACCTTCGTTTCCTCCAGTATTCTGACCGGGGAAGATCATTCTCATGGGAACGATGTTCTCCATGAGGATCGCCTCGTTCGCCTTCTTCATTACCTGTAAGTAAAAGGCATCCTTCAGGAGCGGGAAGATGAGAGGGGTCCCCCAGCCCTGATCCTTTTGCGCGATGGTAGGGCGCTTTAGATGATAAAGGTTGTCCTCTGAGAAGAGGAGGGACTTACCTGCGCGCGCAGCCTCTAAGAACTCGAGCGGCAGAGATTCAATCTCGTCACAATCTCCGATTTTAATGTCATTAATCACACTCTTAGGTAATCTAAAATAATACTTCGTTTTACCAGTTATCTCATTGTGCTTAATGTCAATGTTCTCGGGATTCCAGCGAACAAGTCTGATCTCCCGGAAGCTGCGAATATAGACATCCTGCTGCTTCGCATAGCCCTGATGCCCGCAGTCGCACTTATGGATGTAGAACCTCGAGTCACGCCACTTGTACCGAAACCGATTGGTCTTCGCGCGATACCGAGCGCCGCAAGAGCTGCAGATAAGGTACTTCTCAAATGGCAGGAATACGGAAACAAAAGCGTTACCATAAACGAAGTAATCAAGCCCTACTTCGACCTGAAATGACCGAAGCTTAAGATGATCCTCAATACCTTTGTAAAGTTTAACTATTTCGGGATCTTCCGTTGAGAACACAAGCGGAGTAACGGGGTATTCCGCCATCTTGGAACAGGCTGCATTAATCACTGGATTTGTTAAAAAATAGTACCTACACCACTTGTGAAGTTCATGCTGATTCGCAGGTAGGAATTGCTGAGAAATATCGAAGAAGGGGGAAGGATAGCGAATACCGAAACCTCTCCCTCCCTCTGCGGTAACAGGGCGGGGATTGAATCGGTTTACTTCGCTAGTGACGACATTCATGTCTGTTCCTTCCTCTGACCAAAGGCAGAATCAACCAGCTTAGTGCCACCACCCACAACATCGGCACCGATGTTCTCAAGGGTCGAGCCTACTGCCATACCAGCAGCGGCAGGGACTAACCCCTTGGCACTAAAGGTAGATCTATCTGCACCTGTAAGCAGGTTTTTCTTACTAAGTCCGAGGTTTCTGCCGGCAAACAATGCTCCAGTAGCAGCCGTGATGCCGCCCGCAGCTACACCCCTTGCAATTCTCTCCGAGAGACTACGTGCCTCTCCGGTATCTGGATCCTCACTAGTGGCGAGCTCGGTTGCGCCTGTAAGAACGGGGGCCCCAACCTCAATAGCTCGCTCGCCCGGGAGGTAGTAACTAATACCTCTCGAAGCTGGTCTTCCTTGCCTTCTGGCTGCATTAATCAAGTCATTGTAAGCACCCTCTAGTTTCTTATAGTCCACGGTACGACCTGCTGCAGAGGCAGCATCCATTTCTCGCACTAAAGAATTCAGCCTTCTCGAAAGTCCCCATCCGATATTTACATTATCGTAGGTCTTCTCTCCAGCGCTCAATAAGCCGGATTTACGCAACTTTTGAACAAGTGTTTTACCCTCGGGTCCCCCTGTTAACGCCTCAAATTCGGTTACATGTGATTTTCCGCCTGCCTGAGCACCGAGGTTCGCCTGCCGTAATGTCTCGCCCATCATCTCTACGCGCTTTGATTGTGCAGCTTGTCTAGCAAACTCGTCAGCGCCAGGACCGACGTAGTTAGCTCCAGCTCGCATAGAACGGCCGATTGATGTGACAGGTTTGGTTACTACCTCCTTAGCTGCCGTGAGAAATTTTCCGGCATTTGGACTACGAAGTAACCCTCCCGCTAATAGTGCAGTCCCTCCTAAACTAAGAGGATTGATATACTTTTCTATACCAGGAGCTTTCTTTTTAGGCGGTATTGTGGGTTTTTGTGGCTTTAGTTGAGGTTGTTGATTTTGTTCTTCTTTCGTTTTTGGTAATTCAGGTATATTGAACTCAATAGGGGAGTCCGGATTAAACGCATTATGTGTTGCAATAGCCTTTTGAGTTCCTGCAACAGTTGCCAGGCCCGCTGTTTTAGTCTGTACTTCTAACTCAGCAGTATACGCAGAAAGATCTCTTATTCCCTCTAAAATTCTAGCAGCGCAGATATCATCCTCTGTCTCTCGAAGTGTCTCCCCTCCGCGCGTTAGGGCGCGAACTAAAGACTTCTGAACTCCAGCAGTTGGAAACTTAACAGTAACCTTAACCTTAGATCCATTGAATTTCTTTTTTAACTCCTCATCTGGTTCCATCTTCAGAAGACTGTCGGTATTGTATCTGTCAGTGCAGTAACTACAGAGCCCGTCCTCTTTCGGCTGCTCTTCGTTGCCACACTCACCACAAACCTGCGTCACGCCAGAAATCAGTGGATTTAAAAACTCAAGTGGCTCTGGTACATACCAGATCCCAGACTCATGAAGCTGCGCCGCCATGTAGCGAGTTACCTCCTCAGAGAATGGAGGTATGTCACCCACTGAGCCCAGATCCTTGCGAATCCGTAGCGCGGCATCTACGGCGATCATTAAGTCTGAAACAGACTGGTTATCGATGTGCGAAACAGATGGGATCTTTCCAGCCAGTGCTTGAGAGACCGTATGAAAGGTTTCCCAAGACGACCAGAACTGATCATGATTTGCGACTGAAATTGCAGCCAAGAGTTTAAGAAAGTTTACTCTTGGTAGAGAAAATGTCAGTCTCTTTTCCAGCGCCTTCTTAACTACGAATGGCTCCCACTCCAGCGCTTCTGATCCGAAGGTTCGGATGTACGAGCGCAGGAGTGTGAGTGGATGTGAGGTTGACGTCTTAAACTCAGTACCCGCCATTGTTCGTATCCCTGGACTGGGACGCCATGCGTGAGACCAAGATCTGCTGCTCGAGCGGCATCTTCTGGAACGCTCCTACTGGATCCGCCTTGAACCTCTTCATCACGTCATCAGAGAACACATCCTCCATCGCCTCGACCGCTGTGCTGCCCGAATAGCGCATCAACATAGAAGCAGTGACGTAATCCCCGCCGTGATTCCAGGAATACTCAGCCGACTTCTCTGCCCCGTAGACGCAGAGAACTGGATCCGGCAGGTTCGCACCGTAGCGGTTTAGAAGTCCCGCCCGTTCGTCCATTAGGAACAGGGCTTCCACCACGTCATCGGTAGGAAGGGCTGCTGCCATCTTGCTGAGGCGGTAATAGTCTTTCTGATACTCTTCATTTGCCGTGTACCTCATACGCTGCTGAGCGATCTTCTCAAATCGCGGATTGAGCGAGGTGCCACTGTACTGAAAGATATGGGGAGGCACAGTCGCACCAACAGCGCTCGCTACCTTGACCACATCGACCGCAGCTTCGTGGCGATCGTATGGATCCAGATCATCCCATTTCTGAATTAGCGCTGAGATCGCATCGTAAGCGGAGGCCTCCTTTACCGCATGGGAACCTCGAGATGCGAACATCCCCTTGCCAATTGGCCGTAGCTGAGAAGGCTCAAACTCCTCAGTCCTGCTTGCGTACTTCGTCGTGGATGCGGTCTTGATGTAAACCCTACGTCCATCCCCAGGAAGTGACTCTCCCTCCTGAGCAAGAAGTGCGAGGGCTGGATGCGTCGTAAGTCCAAATGCTTCTGAAGCATCCAAAAGGTTGCTTGCGGCCACCTTTACTGCACCGTGCGGAAGTTCGTGCTCCGCGTTCAGTAGATACCACTGAGACAGGAAGACGTTGCCGGCATCGTAAGCTGCGAATTTTCTGTGTTCCTTACCCGTACTGTCAACAATAATGAGTGCAAAATCACGATCAAGAATATCATCGCGCTCCTTCCACGATGCCTCCTTAAGAAACTCAAGACCTGACTTCGGTCCGTGAGCTCTAAAGAGTGCGCCGAGGTCGTCGTGCTGGTCGATCACTGTCATAGGAGGTCTCCGAGAGGTCTGATGCAGGGCGGAGTATACGCTGTCATAACCCTTTAGCACCAGCCAAGGGGTTAGTGTATGGGTTCCTTTTCAGCACAGTTTCAAAATCGAGATGGAGAGAAGCCGGAATGTTACGGTGACGCGGATTACTATGACGGATCGCATCCTATCTGTCAGGAGTGTGCCTACAAAGGCACCTGTAGACTTAAAGTTGAGTCAAATCGAAGAGGTAGTCAAACACCGGCTACGAACTATCCGAGACCAGGACAGAAGCCGCCAAATGCTCCAGCCGCCAAAGCCAGAGTCTACGAAGAGCCCGAAGGAAACGACAGCTTTACCGGAGTCCTTGCCTACAACGCGGGTCTAAACGCGGTCACGACGATGGCCGAGACGCTAACTGAGGCTCTTGCAGGCATACCGCGCAAGAAATATCCAGGACTACGAAAGAGAGAATCAAGATGATTCGAGTGCCGATCTTGGAAAAGGACGTTGCCTATCAGGGTCGGCACCTGTTTCTGCCGAAAACTAAAATACGACCAGAGACCTTGGAGGGCATCCTCACTTTCGGGGATGACCCTACCAAGGGTTCTCGTGATCTGGTTGTTAAGCATCTCGAGCACACGCAGGTTCCGCGGTACACCCTGACCGACCAACAGCTCGAAAAGCTGGGGTGTCGCGTAGTCAAGGCCCAACCATCGTTTCCTACGATTAAGTTATCTCCAAAGGCCGGATTTCGGCTAAGAGATGGGCAACTCGAAGCCTGGGAAGCTCTGAAAGAGGCAGATCGAGGCATCCTCAATCTCGCCTGTGGGAAGGGAAAGACAGTCATGGGATGGCTAAAGGCTGCCCATGAAAAAGTCCCTACGCTGATCGTAAGTCCCCAGAATGCACACCTGGACAACTGGATCGCAGAGCTGCGGCAGTTCTTCGATTACGACGGGGAGATTGGCTGGATTCAGGGTAAGAGATTCGAGTACAACAAAGACATCTGTGTGTCTACAGTCCAGACACTCGCAGCTCGTGCGGAGGCAGGAGATCTGCCCGCAGATTTCTATAATCGATTTGGCCTCGTCATTTACGATGAGTGTCATATCATGGCCGCAGATTTCTTCTCTAAGGCAAGTGCTATAGGCTCCGGCATTCGGCTGGGGCTTACAGCCACTCCCACGAGAACAGATCGATGTGAGGGAGTTTTCTACTCTCATCTGGGGCCAGTTTTTTATAGTGACATCAGCCAGGATCTAACCCCAACAATATATGTTCTTAATACTGGTGTGTTCTATGGGGAAGCTGAACGTAGAAAGATGAACGATAGAACTGGACAGCTAAATATCGGAAAGCTCCATAAAACACTGGCTGATAACGCTGATCGAAATGAACTCATTCAGGAAGTAATCGATGAATGCTTAAAGAGGGGACGTACTGTCTACGCACTCTCCCACGGCCCAGAGCACATCGAACGTTTTCATGCCGCAAATCCAGGAAGCACCGTCATACACGGCGGAACTAAGTCCAACGAAAGACTGGAAAGGCTCAATAGCGGAAATCTTGTGTTCGCATCCATCGGAGTTGGTGCTGCTGCATACAACAGGAAGGACCTGGATACCCTGATCCTGATGACCCCCTTTGCAGCGCGATCTCACTCGGCGATCACATTCCAACAAAGCGTCGGCAGAATTCTCAGGGATCTGCCAGGAAAGAAGGATCCGTGGGTCTTTCTGATTATGGATAGCTCAATAGATGTATGTAAAGGTATGATAAACTCGCTTATTAGGGAAAGTCAAAAACAAGGATATCGTGTAATAACGAAATGGAACTGGAAAACAATATAGGTGAGGTAACATGATCGGAAGTCAGCGAATCCGAGAGCTGTTTGATGAGTATCAGAGCTGTCGGAGGTGTAAGCTTCTCTGCGAAAGTCGGAGTCAGGTCGTATTCGGAAGTGGCAGTACGAGTGCTGACATCATGTACGTTGGCACCGCGCCGGGGGAAGCCGAGGACGAAGAGGGAGTGCCCTTTGCGGGTGCTGCAGGACGAATGCTTCTCCAGCTCTTTGAGAAGGTTTGGCCGCCGGATGAAGAGATTGAACGGATACGACTAATTGACGATAATGAGAACTACTTCAGAGAACTTGGAGACTATATTACATCGAAGGTATTCTTTACAAATACCGTACTCTGTCGTCCAAATGATGATAGGACACCTTCCGCGACCGAACTGAAGGAGTGTAGGGATCGGCTCCATCAGACGATTTACGCAGTAGACCCGCTGTTGATTATCGCGGGAGGCAAGGTCGCGGCCTCTCAGCTAGTTGGTAAGAACGTCAATATCCTGGAAAAGCGTGGCGATCTGATGGATGTCCAGATCACGTCACCCTCCACCGGACGACAGGTTCGATACGCAGTCCTTCCGGTATTGGACTGCGGATTCCTTCTACGGAAGGGAGATAGTGTCCTCGTAAAAGAGCAGAAGGGACACACATTTGAAACAATGGGCGATTTTCGTTTTGCCCTTGATATTGTACAAACCCACAAACGTATCGTTCGGAGAGACCGATGACCGCTGTTGAACGCCTTGTCGATGTCGCCACTACCCTCGCGCAGTTGAAAGATCGCCTTCGCGCTAGTGAGCCCGAGTTGGTAGAAGAGATCGAAGAGCTCGAGAACAAGAAGGGCAAGCTCGTGGATCAGGCAAAGGCAGAGCTACGTGAGATGGGCCCAGGCAGTCATACAATCAAGGATATGAAGTTCACGGTTACTTCAGGGGGGACCAAGAAGGTCTACAACTCCGATGATGTGATGGAGCTGGCTGAGGAGCTGGGTCACTCCGAGATTCTTCGACAGTACCGTGTACTTAAGACTGAGGTGGACAGCACTCAGATCGAGCGTCTTCCTGCGGACATCAAGTCCCACTACGTCGAACTGTGCGAAGTGCAGCAGCAGACTGCGCGCGTCACCTTACCGAAGACGCTCACATGACGGGAGAACGGCGCACCTGGGTCACTGTGGGGAACCGGGTGGTTCAAGAAGAGGAGCGTTTTCAAATGCCAGACGAGTTTAAGAAGCTTCAAGGGGACGGAGCAGCAGAGATCTCCGTTGCGCTGTCCTACTCAGATAAGGACTATGGAAATGGCTTTGAGGCTCGAGTGTCGGTGACACTTCGGGGCTCGCAGGACGCGAAGTCCCTCGATAAGCTCAACCAGCTCGCCCTGGATCGCGCTGCAACGTTCCTCTCCGAAGCCAAAGGCGTAGCAGAGGCGCTTTACGATGAGCTCAGATCCCAGAGTCAGCATCGAAATAGTTAAGGTAGAGTTTGTACCAAAGAAGTCAGAGCTTAAAGTGACTTACTTGGTGCATCTGACAACAGGCTCCTTCGAGGGCGTGATTGGTGGTGGTGAAACTCTGTTCGCAAATGAGGCAGAGATCGCTGCCTTTTCAGACTTAGTTGAGAAAGTCCGGACTCAGATCGGGAGAGATCTGGGTCTGGAACTGTCAGGTCCTCAAAATTCAGAAGAAGAAGAGGATATTCTGTGAGTCATCCAGAGCTTGAACTAATCAGCAATATTCTGGCCCTGGGGGATCTTACAACCCCAAAGAAAAAGGGGATGACACCAGAGTGGTTTACTCTGGAGCCTGCGCAGGAAGCATTCAGATGGCTCTGGAATGAGTTTCACGATCCGGCTCAACGTGGAGAGGTCCCGACAGTAGAGCGGTTTCGGAGGAAGTTTCCTACCTTCGACTACTGCCCCAGCCGCAACTCGCTGAACGCACTGATCGGAGATGTAAGAACCCAGAAGATGCAGGCGGATCTTCAGTTCCTCCTGAATGAGGCTCAGGAGAGCCTGCTCTCTAGTGAAGATCCTGCGCTGATTCTTGATTCTTTCCTGCCAAAGTTTCGACGGATGAACGTAGAGTCTCACGAAGACGACGGAATTTTGCTTTCGTCCTCGTTTGACCTACTGCTTCAGCAGTACGAAACTCATGCAGTTGCGGGCGGGATTGTAGGCATCCCCTATCCCTGGGGGATTCTCAATGAAAAGACCGGCGGCATGAGAGATGAAGAGTTCATCGTCATCTACGGCCGACCTGGAAATATGAAGACATGGCTCGCATGTGCAATGGCTGCTCATGCCTACATGCTCGGGTCTCGCGTAATGATCTTCTCTAAGGAGATCTCGCGCGAAGCGATGCTTACTCGAGTCTGCTCAGTTCTCGGAGGGGTCGATTACGACAGACTAAGACGAGGAAAACTGACAGAGAGTGCCGCAGAAGACTTCTTTGACCTGATGCAGACCCTCATTAGTACCGAAGAGACAGATGCGCCGACAAGCGGACATCAACGGGCTCTGCTGTTTTTGAGTGATAAAGGGAAGAAGAGTGGTAGCACTGTTGAAGACTTGATTGCGGCGGCTGAGCGCTTTCAGCCGGACCTAATCGTAGTAGATGGCTTCTATCTCATGCGCGATGGTCGTTCGGGTCAGAGAACGGCGGACTGGAAGCAGATCAGCCATATCTCTCAAGACCTGAAGGGCATGGCTCAGTACGTGGGCTGTCCCGTTATCGGCACGACTCAGGCGAACCGCGCAAATGCGAAAGAGCCATCAGGGGACCTCGACGATCTCTCCTTTGCGGATGGTATCGGTCAAGATGCCGACATCGCATTCCGTGCATTCCGCGGGCCAAATCCTTCGGGACGCGGTGCGAGTCTCCTGCTCGTATTTTCCAAGAGCAGAGAAGTTGTCATCCCGCCGTTCATCATCAATGCTGACCCGGGATCTGACTTCTCCGTTCAGCAAACCAATGCGAATGTGAAGCAGTTCCTCGAGATCAAGAAACAGATGGAGATGTCTGAGACCGCGGAGGAAGCCGGCAGTTCAGCGAGTGGCGGAGAGCCTGAAAAGAAGAAGAAGCCGAAGAAGCGCGATGACCCATTCCGAAGCTAGCTACCTCGATATTTTCGAGAAGCATGTTCCGGGATTAAAGACGGGTTCGGGCGATGACTACATGGGATTCTGCCCCATTCACGGGGAGACTCCTGGAAAGAGTAAGCCCAGCCTGTCAGTCAACATCAAGACAGGGTTGTGGTTCTGCTTTGCCGGATGCGGCGGCGGTAACATCAAAACTTTTCTACGAAAAGTAGGAGAGTCTGAGACCACAATTGCTCGAGTTGCAAAGAAGGTTCCAATAAGGAAGAAGAAACCCAAGGTCGTGATGGATGAGATTCCAGAGCGCCTGCTGGGCTTGTTCGACTGGTGCCCGCTGCAGCTCGTACAGGATGGATTTAAGGAGGAGGTTCTGCGAGCGAATGATGTTGGCTACGATAAAAAACTATCTAGAATCACATATCCAATTCGCGACAGGATGGGCAAACTGGTCGGCATTGTTGGAAAACAGCCATCCAGTGAGTTCGGAAAGTACAAGGTTTACACTACCGAACTTCAGGAGTACGGGATAAACATCCCATCCTTCTCGAAAGGAGATCATCTTTGGAGGATCGATAAAGTAGCAGAGGAGCTGAAATCACAACGCAAACCCGTGTTTGTGGTCGAAGGCTTCAAGGCTGCTCTTTGGTTCTGCCAATCCGGGCTGACGAATGTGGTTGCCCTCATGGGTAGCTACATGACCGATGCCCAAGCCGCTCTGGTGCAAAGCCTAAGTCCCCAGATCATCCTGTGTCTCGATAATGATGATGCAGGAAAGAACGGGACAATAAAGATTGCCCAGAAACTTCAGTCGAGCAGGGTCTACGTAGTCGCGCTTCCAGAAGGGATTCATCAGCCTGATGATCTCCATGAAAGTGAACTTCGTGAGCTTTGCCGAACCCCAATCAGCGTCAGTGAGGCGAGAAGACAATGGCAAGCATCCCTATGAGTGGATCCCGGGCGAAGCGTAGTGGTAACGGCCGTGGTGGCAAGAGGGCCGGCTGGGCAGTGAAATGGACCGATGAGCTGAAGATTGACAAGGACGGGTCAGCCACCATCCAGTTGACACCTGCGAAGTACAACATCGCTGGCGATGTGATGCCCTACTTCACGGCGCCTATGTTTCAGATTCAGTACCAGAACAAGAATGGAAATACGTCCTGGTCATGGCTTCGGGGCACTGGCGACAACAACTGCGTGCTGCAAAAGCTCGCGGATAGCAATCACGGTGCGGTGAAGGCCCCTAAATACGGCGATAACAATCGCTTCTACCTCAACGTCATCCACTACTCGGTGTTTGGGCGGTCTCCCGTAGAGCGTGACGGGCAGGTTATCCGCTACAGCGACGGAAAGCTGAAGGGTCAGCCGATCTACCGCTGGGATGAGGCGAAGTCGATCCGCGACAGGAAGGCCCTTCTCAACAAGGGTGATTCTGAGGATGTCTGCTTCTACCGGAAGAAGTTCCTCGAGCTTCCGGCGACGCAGTTCAAGGTCATTCAGGAGATCTCTCGCAAGGCACGGAGCATGTGCAAGTGTGGAGGCACGCTCTTCCCGAGCATCTTCACCTGTTCGAAGTGCGAGGAAATTCTTCTGAATGTCGAGGATACCGAGAAGACGGACTCCGAGATCGCGCAGTTTGCGGACCAGGACACTCGCTGCCGCCACTGCGGACATGTAGACTTCCCGGTTGCTCAGTTTGACTGCGATAATTGTCAGGATCCCAAGCCGCACGAATACTACGAAGTTGTGGCTAAGGTGAAGAAGATTGCCGGATCAAACGGGTTCCCGACACTCGTTCTGGACTCCGTTGTGCCTGCTGGTGACTTCCTTCTCGACAACAAGAGCTCGGTTGTCAACACGGAAGGCAAGTACGGCGAGGATTTGGACAAGCTGATGACTGCCCAGTACGACTTCGAGGCCTATACTGAGCCGAAGTCTGCGGCAGAGATTTCGGAAATGCTTGGGCTGCGGGAGGGTGATATCGGCTTCGCTAGCAATACGAAGCGGTACAACAACTTCCGCAATTGATCACATGGCGGGGCTCCTCATTCCGAGGGGCCCCGCCTTTTGCGGAGGGATCCATGCGACTTAAGTTTCTTGATACTCCAGAGCCTCTGTATATCGACAATAAGCAAGAGGCAGTTCAGCTCGTACTGGAGATGCTGAAGCTGGATCGAGTGGGATTTGATACTGAAACTACCGGACTAAACAAGGTAGGGGCCCGGATCAAGTTCTTCTCATTCGGCTGGGAGGGTACTCGCTTTTGTGCCCCTGTCAGGCTGCTCCCCGTCTTCTCTCCGGTTCTCGAGAGTCAAGACGTCGCCAAGTGCATGACAAATGCCAAGTTCGATATGCACATGGTCAAGAACCACGGCATCGATATTGGCGGTCACATCTACGATACCGTGTCTATGGACTGGCTTTATGATGAAAATCGCCAGGGTAGACATGGCTTGAAACAATGCGCTCTTGATCATCTGGGACTGCGGATGGCTCCGTTCTCTGATGTATTCGGAGCTGTAGGTAAGACAGACAACGAAGTAGAAACACTCGGGCGTATGCACGATGCGCTAGAGGCGCACTCTGAAGCGGATGCCCTGGAGCTACTTGCGCTCATTGGGCAGCTCGAGATGAGCGAAGATCGGATGGACGATCTTCGAACTATTTCGAAAAGGCTAAGCCAGGGTAGGAAAGAGAACCTAAAGCTGCTATCTGCCGCGCAGATTCTGAAGTACGCGCGAAAGTACGGACTTTGTGAGACTACGAGAGGTAAGGGCGGCTACATTAGTGATTTCATGGACCTACTTGGCTTAGGTCCGATCGATAAGAAGGACAGGGAGGCAAACTCTTGGATCCTTTCTGAGCCAGATGCGTTGCTGGAGGCTCACGAACTGATCCTAGGCGAGATTGCGAAGAGATCTACCTCCGAGTCTTGTCTTAGCAAAATTCGACTGATGGTCGGGGACTACGCGTCTCTTGACGCATGGGCTTCATTCAAGCTAGTTGATTTTTTCGAACAGGAGCTTAGCAAGATAGAGATCCAGTTGGGGATTACTCTTCTTGATTACTACAACGTCAATACTGCTACCTTGTTACGAATTTTGTGGCTTATGGAAAGAAGAGGATTCCAGCTGGATGTCGATGAGGTGCATAAACTCTCAGTACCGATGCAAGTTGACATCACACGACTTGAGCGTGAGTTCGTCTCTCTTGCAGGGTGGGATGTAAACCCGAATAGCCCTTCTCAGCTGGTTGATCTGTTCTTCACGAAGCAGGGAAACACTTGGGTTGACCCATTCGGCATGTCTCCTAAGAAGATGTCGAGCGGCGGTAGTACGGGCTTAAAGAAGCCCTCGGTCGATAAAGACACGATCTCTGACTGGGCGGAACGAGGAAACGAGCTTGCAGTATGTCTGCGAGATCACCGGGTTCTGCAGAAGCTCCACAGCACCTACATTGATGCCTTACCTCGAGCTGTTGATTCCAGGCACCGAATTCACACTGATCTAAAGCTGACTGGTACGGTCACAGGTAGGCTTTCTTCAGGAGAGCCGAACCTTCAGAATATTCCTGCTCGAGGAGATTGGGGTCGTAGGATTCGTGAGTTCTTTATCGCCGGAACTTGGGGATCTTGTGATGATCTGGCTCTTCCCCAAATGCGGAGCATCGCGGCGCCCGAGTTGCACGCATCCGAAAGGATGACCCTGATCGTTGCTGACTACGAACAGCTCGAGATGCGGATCATGGCTCACATGAGCGGAGATCCGACCATGATCACCACAATCAGAGATGGCAAAGATCTGCATGCCATGACTGGCGCTCTGGCTGTCGGGGCTGACTACTCCGAGGTTGTCGCTGCTAAGAAGGCAGAGCACCCAACCCCGGAGCAGATCAAGCTGATCGACCTTCGCTCCGCGATGAAGGCTGTAGGCTTCGGTCTTCTCTACGGCATCGGCGCGAAGAAGCTCGGACAGCAGCTCGGCATGAAGATGGTCAAGAAGTACGCGCGGAACGGATTCACGTATGAAACGTGCCCCGAAGCAGAAGAGCTAATTGAGAAGTATTTCTCGATTTACCCGAAGGTACACGAGTTCATCGAGGAGACTCACTACCTCTGCCAAGAGAACCTATACGTTCAGACCATCGTTGGCAGATATCGGCGCTTACCCGACATCCTCTCGAAAGAGAAAGGTCTGTCGATGCAGGCGCAGCGCCAGTCGGTTAACTCAATCATTCAGGGATCTGCTGCAGACATCGCCATTCAAGCGATGATCAACTGCGAGACCAGCCCGGTTCTTCGAGAACTTGGCGTTCGTATGCTCATGCAGATCCACGATGAGCTCGTGTTTGAATGCCCCGATGAGGACGACATCATCATCGAGGCAAAGGCAGAGGTGAAACGCTGCATGGAGAACCCATTCCCCATGCAGGTTCCGATCTTGATCTCGATGGACTCCGCTAAATCATGGGGTCATGCAAAATGAACTATGCGGACATGGAAAAAGAGATCTCGAGCAGAACTGGGCTGCCACTTCCCGCAGTTCAGCTCGTTCTCTCATCCATGAGAGACATCATCACCGAAAGTCTGATGCGACAGCAGGATGTCGTATTTCGCGGGCTGTTCAGGATCACCAGCTCGGCCCGCGAAATTACTTCATTCAAAACTCCTGTAGGTGCCGAAGAGCCTACGCGCGAAAAGGCATATAGACTGGTACTGGGTATTCACCCGTTCCGGCCACTACGCCAGGAGTTGAACAAATGGACAAGTTCGCTGTCGTCCTCGATGAAGAGCACGTAAAGACTGCAATGAGCGGGAGTGGTGCTTGCCCCTCCTGCGGATCTCGGAAGGTGGACAACCGCGGTCTCACGCCGCTGTGTCCTAACTGTGGGACAAAACCCTGGGAGAAGCATGCCTCCTCGCAAGAAGTCAGCCCCCGCCGAAAGTGGTAACACTACTACGGCAGTCATTAACAAGCTAAAAAGTAAGTATCCCGGTAAGGTCTTTTCAGCCGGCGAATACACGATGCCGTGGCTGCTGAAGCGACTGCCCACCGGGATCCTCGATCTCGACATCGCGCTGGGTGGAGGCCTTCCCGCAGGAGGGATGACCTTCCTGACGGGAAAGCAGGGAGTAGGCAAGAACTGGATGATCAATCAGATCATTCGGCAGCACCAGCAGCGCCATGGAGACGCTACGTCCGTAGCAGTAGTCTCGACAGAGATGGTCTACGACAAGGAGTTCGCCCAGCTCTGCGGTGTCAAGGTCGCTATGAGCGATCAGGAGGTCGGACTCCTTCGCAGTCTCTATGAAGAGAATGATGAGGCGATGCCTCCCGAATACGAGGCGCAGCTGCGGGAACAGATCGGGAGCTTCGTTACTGTTCCTCCGTCGGTGGCAGAAGAGTCGCTACAGATCGCAATTGATCTGATCGCCAGTCGAGAGTTTGATATCGTAGTCATTGACTCCTTCGGCTCGATGCTGACGGAGCATGATGATGAGACTGAGCTGACTGATGCTGCTCGAGTGGGAGGTGCTGCACTCCTCAATACGAAGTTTGCGAAGAAGCTGAACGCAGCTCTCGGCCCTGATGATGACGGAAATCCGAATCTGACCTGCGTTCTCGCAATCAATCAGGTTCGCGACAACACCGACCGCGCGAACAAGTACAGCCCCAAAACAGTTGAGGCTGGGGGTTGGGCCCTCAAGCACGCGCGCTGGGTCACCATCGAGCTGTCCCCGCAGGCCAAAGTTCGTGATGGGGATGTCGTCACTGGAAAGACAATCCGGTGGGAGATCACGAAACAGAAGGCAGGTGGACATGAGGGAGCGCAGGGAACCTACGACTACCTGTTCAAGCTGACGGGCATCGACAGGATCGTGCATTCCGTAGAGGTCGCGTCTACCTACGGAGTCATTTCTCGCAAAGGTGCCTGGTACTCCTACGAGGGCAACCAGATCGGACAGGGCTCCGGTCAGGCGGCAGCCTTCATTGCGGAGAATGGACTTCTGCAGAAAATTGAGCAGGATACCCTGAAAGCAGCGAACGTTCGCTGCAGCTACGGGTGAGCAAGAGACCTACCTGCCCTGTCTGCGGTGGAATTCAGCTCACTCCCTGGTCACTTGGGAAGACCCGCTGTACGTCCTGTGCGCGGGTCTTCTCTTCCTGGGAAATTGAGTCAAAAGAATATACACCAAAGGTTTCACGTAGCCGGAGTACTCGGGCTCAGGCAGACAAGCAGGAAAAAAGAGTAGCGAAGGAACTGGATGCCCGACAGACCATTGCGTCTGGCCAGACTCCTATCGATAAGGGCGATATCCGGAGCGACGTGGTTCGGGTCGAATGCAAGTACACGGACGCAAAATCCTATACGCTAAAAGCAGATGATCTTACGAAGATAGCTTCACAGGCTACGGGTGAGCAGATTCCGCTTTTCTACGTAGAGTTTAGAAAGGCGGGAGATGCGTACTACGTGGTCCCAGAACACTGGTTTCTTGCACTTCTCGAGGCGTATAATGATCAGAACGGTAAGTGACTTAGCAAACTACTCTGCTCAGGAGATTGAAGAAGTACGCAGATCAATCAACATTCGCGGGCTCTACTACATGGGAGCTAAGCAGCTTGGGAGGGGCGTTGGCTCGACCCTGGCTGAATACGAAGCATGGCAGCGAGAGCCTGCCACTGAAGTCTGCCGTACCTGTCATGGTACGGGCGTCTACAAAAAGCCCATGCGAAGCGTGGGAACCATCCACGCAAGCTCAGCACATATGTGTGTCAGGAAGCTTTACTACGACGTAGACGCCTCGATGCCCCCGAAGTCGGAGATTGCTCCCGAGCTTCAGATCACGTTCGCGATGGGGCATGGAATCCACGATGTCGTTCAGCGTGCACTTCACGCTGCGCTACCCGACCGCTTCGAAGATGAGGTCAAGGTAGATCTCGATGAGGCGATGATCCTTGGTAGCTCGACGGATGGGGTGATTCAGCTTGATCAGGCTCGAGTGCTGCTGGAGATTAAGTCCATCGGAAAAGAGTTTGATACTCTAACGAAGCCAAAGACTGAACACATTACGCAAGCTGTTGGAATCTACGCGAAGGCATTGCAGGTTCCGTTTATCAGTTTTCTATATGTGAGTAAGTCTTGGCCGCATAATGTGAAAGAATTCGTTGTAGTTTACGATGAGAAAGTCTACACTCGATGGTGGAAAACTAAGGGCTCCTTGGTTGAGAACGCGTTAGAGACTGGAAGCCCACCAGTTGCAGATGCCTCCAAGGAGGAGTGCGCTGGTTGTGGGTACGCATACTTCTGCCCTCAAAAGCTGTGAGAACTACATGGCTCGCGCTGCACCAACAGACTTCACTGTAAGTCTCGAGGAAGGAGAAGAGCTCTACTCTGGAGCTGCAACTGCCGCGATTGAAAGAATCGAAGCTCTGGGACTGGAGATTCCCGGCCGTCCGGTGGGTAACGACGGGAAGCCCTTTGATGGGCACCTACCTCCGAACGTCTCAAACTTCACCACGAGGGAGTTGGCAGATATTTACACATTAATGTGTAACTATGCCGATTACCTCGAGAATCTGTGTACGGTTGCTCGGGCTGAAGTGCTCAACACTGACAAGCGCCTGAAGCTGACCAAGGCTCTTGTTCGAAAGAGCAAAGCAGGTACGGCTCAGGAGCGAGATGACCTCTGCCTGTGCGACAGTCGGTACATCATGGCTGATGTCGCGTATGTCGAAGCCTGCACCTATGCAGAACTGCTTGAGGGCTTGAGCAAGGCCGCCTCGCGCGATCGTCAAGTTCTTTCTCGCCTGATTGAGACGAAAAAGATGGAACTCGAAAACAAACGGAGAGATGGAAATGCAAGATCCTACAGACCTTAGCCTTTGGATCCCCGCACTTCCTCCCTCCGAGAACCGGGTTCGAGTTCATCGCAGGCAGGGTGGCCAGGTCTACTCTAAAGAAGCGCGGGACTACCAGACAGTATTTGCTGAGATTATTCGAACAAACTACTTAATTGATGTTGCGCGCTTTGTGGCTGGGCACACAGATACAAGTGTGTATTCCGTGAGCATGATCTTTCATTTCGAAACTCTGGTAAACGCGGGATGGGAATCAAAGAAGGCTAAAACGCGCTATAAGAAAATGGACGTTGGCAATAGGCGTAAGTTAATCGAAGACTGTCTTTCCTCCGCGCTTGGAGTGATTGACGACTCCTTGTTCTTCGATCTGCACCTTCGCAAGTGCATGAGTAACAGGACTGGGGTTCGGATTCTCGTGGAGAGACAAAACCCTGCAGACTACGGGGTTCCTGATGTCCGAAGAGGATCTTAACAAAACAGAGTTGATTGAGATATTGCGCGAAGAAGGGCACGGCAATAAGAGCCGTACGAATGGAATTCCAAGACTGCTTCGCGCAGTAGATGGAAGGGACGCCGCAGAAGAGTGTCCCTTGGATATGCAGAGGAAAACGATGGAGAAGCATATCCAGCGCAACTGGAGGCGGATTAGAACTCAGCTTCCGAGATGCACTGGAAAATGTACGACTTTTGGGTGTCCCGATACCATCGTAGTTGGATGCTGGCTGAGATTCCAGAGTGAGATCATATGAGCTGGGAGCCCTGCATTACATGTGCAAGGTTGACCCGGTGCGATCTTGTAGACGCAGAGCTTCTTCTTGATGGAGGAGGCTGTAGTCTGCATGCACAGGTCCACGAAGGCGTTTTTCGCGCCCGTCTTCGAATCATGGACGAGTTCGGCGCCTACGCCATACCCACAAAGAAGAACCTCAAAGAAGGGGTAGTACAGATCATGCCCGATATCAACGTCAGCAAGAAGAACCTCCGCGCCCTCGGTAAGCTCCTCGGCACTGTTCCTGCCGGCGGCGCCAGCTTCAAGCTCTCGGAGGCAGAGCTCGTAGAGAAGATTCTCGAGAGCGGCGATCCTCGCGTGAAGGGAATCGCCAAGATGTCGGATGAAGATGTGGTCGCCCTGATCGCCGCCATCGAGGGTGGAGATGAGGCTCCTGCCGATGAGCCCGCTCCGGCTCCGGCTCCCGCTCCGGCTCCTGCCGCTGCGCCCAAGCGTCCTGCGGGTCGTACAGCTGCGCCAGCTCCCGCCCCGGCGCCCGCTGAGGAGGAAGAGGAGGCTCCTGCTGAGGAGACCCGTCGCGGGGTGCCTCCGCGTCGTCCTGCGGCTCCTGTCGGGCGAAAGGAGCCCGTGCGGGATGAGGGTGCGGTAGTGGCATCCGCAAATGCGGAGCTGCAGAAGATCCAGAAGATGGTCGAGGTGATCGGCGTCAATGGTGACGCCCGCGATGCGGCGATCTTGGCGCTGTCGAAGAAGGTCGACAAGCTGGCTGAGGCTGTCGAGGTGATCAGCGCCCACCTGACCTTCCTCTACAACGCGGGTGTGGGCCCAAAGGACCAGATCTCCAGCCTGAACGAAGTGGACTGGCTGGCCCCTTGATTGAGCTTGCTCAGGATGTCCTCGAGTCCCTTGACTTTGAGGACATTCTGAACGTCCTACATAAGGCTGGTTACCGCCCAAAGGGTAGAAACCGAGCCGAGCTGCTGAGCTTTCTGCTCAGCCTCTCCGTGTAGGGCAAGGGCGGGTCTTTCGACCCGCCCTTTTCTTTAGCTACCACCCACCGTTCCCGGCTCGGTCTGTCAGGTATCCAAGTCGCGCGCCGCGGAACTTCACCCTAGGCGCAACCTGCGCATAATGTGAATCTGAGAAAGGGTTGTCCGCTACTCGAGGGCCAGGAACCCGACGACCATAGACATACTGTTGTCGATTCAAACCATAATTGAATAAATCTGATGCAGCTTTATCTGGAACTGTTGCTACTGTGGGTTGAAGCCTAATAGAGAAACTACGTGGAACATCATAAAACGGGTCTTCCCCGGTGTTAATAAGAGGCGATATCTGATCTGACCAAGCAAACGGCATGGCAAGACCGGAGTACTCTTTTCTCGGTCCTCCTATAAATCTGATAATCAGTGCATATGCAAAGATCCTGCGGTCTACCCGCAGTCCAGAATCTTCCGGCGCTGATATATCAAATGACTTCTTTACAAAGTATTCCCTTCCCGCGTATATGCTCTTCGAAACGCTACCTACAGGCCATCGGGTAACATCATTATCATTCTGATCTGGGGCTCCGCCCGACGGCAGATCAATAGATTCGCGATGAATGAGTTCTCCATACCCGTATTCGGGTAGATGATCACTCCAAACTGCAAACTGCTCTTCTATTACATTATCGTCAAGAACTTTAAATCTCCAAATCTCGGCATATACCCCTGCCTCTGCCTCCCAATCGGCAGGATCAGCAACATCAGAGTAGTAGTTTCCAGTTTGCCAGAAGGTTTCAGGTGGATCTTTATAGATACCCCACGCGTCAGCTGAACACGGTACGAAGCTCATCGAAATATTGATCGTACTAAGAACCGAACCATGCGGAGGATCTAAAGGTATAATGAAACCAGTATGTCCAGGAGGAACGAAGGCACTCCTATCGAGGGTAGCATAAGAGTCACTTAAAGCGGTATTAGTCATAAGATGAGCGTGCATGCGATACCACAGAGGATCCTGCACAGGCCTATCAAGCGTGATTGTTGCGGAATTAGGTCCGATGCTTGGAGAATTCAATCTCTCAGGACGAATCCAGTGATCCTCTGGCTGAGAAGTCACGATAAGAATGTATCGAATAAAATCTGCGGCATCATCGTAAATATCTCCTGGATCTGAAGTGTATCCTATGGCAACTTCTAGATCGGATAGTGCACTAAAGAATGCTTCGACTCGTTTTCCAGTAGTACCGCGTAAGTAGCCAGAGTCATACTCAGCGGTCAGGAATACAAGAATAAGATTCTGAACTTCCTCGAATGTAGTTGAACCACTCGCCAGGTAGTCTGCTATAGCGTTTACAATCTCATCGTAAGAGTCTGTTGTGTTAATAGAATAGTTAGCATTTCCTTGTTCTGTGTTTGAAATCCAGCGCAGGTCTATTCTCAGATCAAGTGGGTATCCTTTATCGTCGGATAATGCAGCAGTGTGTGTGCTCTGCTCGAATACGCTCTTGGCAGCTAAAACCCAATTTTCTTGATTTGTTGATCCAGTTACCGCGTAAAAAGATTTCGCTAAATTAAATCCATTAGCACAGCCCTCAGAGGTGGTTCGAATTAGCCCAGGACCTCCTCGTAGCTCCTGCATACCTGTAACGAAGAACCCCGTGGGAGGGGACACATAGTCTGTACCGTTGTGCTGTTTAGGCCAACTAATGGATATTCCGTAATCCTCGCCATCAAGCATTTTTACTTCGGCTGGATGAATCGTCTGGTATCCCTTTACAGGATTAAAGAACCTAAATGTATTTGCAGTAACAGCACCAGAAACAATGGCGGGTCCCGAAACTACCATCGGGTCCGTTATCTGCTCCAAGAATATCTCTTGGAAAACAATTTCAGCTTCAGAAGTGTGGCCGGGAATATCAATTCGCAGTTCGAGGTCATCTTCGATTACACTATTACTTAAGGCATCGGATGTTTTACGCACCAGAGCAGAGTTGACTAATGTCACTGAATGCGATTCCATCACTGCAAGCCCAGGGAGCATGCTGCTGAGCTCAAGTGTGGCACTTGCTACAGATGTCCCAGAAGTGACCTTGACTAGCCTCAAAGTAAGCGTTGAATCTCTAAATATAGCTACGACGCGTAGATTTACTCTTACTGCAAGATGATTTTCCCAGATGAACCTACGACCTCGCACTGCAATGGTTGTAGTGGCAGACGCGTGCCGAGTAACAACGAGAGTTCCGCCAAGCTGTGGATCAAATGAAACGGTGCCTCCTGTTATACCCACCTTTCTTACATCGCTATATCTGTACCCGCCCAGTCCAGTTCCAATAACCACATCATCTGCATAAAATGGAGCAGCGGGTTCATTCGAGAAACCGGACCACTGAGTCGCGTGAAACGGATTCTCCGCAGTACCAGACCATGATGAAGGGTCTGTAAGCGCAGGCCGAGTCCCTACGGCATAGTCAGGTGCGGCCCCGATTGATGAACCCTCGAGAGCCGGAGACCACGAGGGAACACTCAAATTTGTAAACGCACTTGTTAGTGTGACTGAGGTATCCGCTCGATCTCGAACTGCATAAGGATCCGAAGCGATTAACGGAAGCTGATACAGCTCTTTTGCAGAATCCCAGGTTCCGATTAGGGCCCAATCAGCGATGTTCAGGTAGGCCCGATACCAGCGAAGTCCGAGAATTTTACAAGGGACTCCCGATCCAGGCGCCGGAGTTAATGAGCCTTTAATTGCAAAGAGGACATTTGAACCGCCCGTGTAATGAAGGGCGAGGATTGAGCATGGATTTCCAATGAATAAAATAATACATCCCACCAGAGAAGCAGGATCCTCCAGATTAGAAATAGCAATAGAGACAGTAGCGGTATGCGCGAAATTGAACTTATCATAATCGGGCGCCGCTACGTCAACAGTCAGAGAACCACTTTCCTGAACAGGTAGAATCTGTCCTGCGCGCCCCAATGTAGTTGGGGAGGTCCAATTGGAGCTATCTGCCCAAGTATCGAGCTCATGGAAGTGTGTATCAGAACCCCACATCGGGTAGAGATACCGACCAACACCCATCACGTCTTCAGAGAAGACACCCCCGCGAGCATGATGCTTCGTGCCGTCATTGTAGGAGGCGTGGACCCAGATGGACCCTACCGTTTCGAGGGCAGACCCAAGACCAGTAGTCGCAGTGACCGCACCTTCATCCTGCCGGATGATTACGGCGGCGGCAGAGGCAGTAACCCCACTCTCTGTGCTTGGGATCTCGTCCCCAGCCGGATCCTTGATGACCACCAGACCGGGATCAACACCCGTTTGCGCAAAGAGTCCCCCAAAGGACTGACTGTCGCTGAGGGAAAAATCAACACCATCATTAGTAGGAGTTACAAAAGTCGGGTTAAAGCCAAAACCCCGCGCCTGAACAGTTAGTCCAGAAACTCGGGACTCCACAGAATCCGAAGACGCAACTGTGGCCTTAATACCATTTGCCGGAGCATAGGCTTCAACCTCAATCGCGTAACCACGCGCGACAGAGTGAAGCCCAGTAACACCGAGAGCTTCAAAACTGTCATCATTCGCGGTAACTAGAACGCCCGCACCCGTGCCTTCCCAGCCGGCCCGGATTGCATAGACCTGATGATTTCCAGCTGAGATAGAAGGGTCCTGTCTCTGGAAAACATCCAGACCTACGCTGCCTGTCTCGTCTGCACCAAAGACAGGAACTCCAACTCCCATGCGCAGCGTGTAGATCGCGAAGACAGCCGCATCCGTGAAGGACGGAGTGGTGCCATCGAGAGAGATTAGTTCAAGCTCTCCAGTACTAATGCTCTTGATCTCGTACAAGCCTGCATCGACACCGTTCAAAACGCGGACAAAAGATCGAAACCCCTGTCGATTGGAGGTACGACCATCAGAACGCCCAGCGGCATAGAGAGACCAGATATCGACTGGATCGACTGAAGCGCCGGTTGAATCGGTAATAGTTGAAACAACATTACCTGAAAAACTACCCGACATGGTAGCCAGGTTGGAGTTGATACTCCCACTGACCATCGATCGCGTCAGCTGCTCGAAGTGTGCGAAGGATAGATCCTTCGAGGTCGTTCCGACCTTGGTGACGTGGAAGCCGCCAGCAGTCGATGATTCCGTAATGCTTGAGATCGCGGCTGGGAAGTCGCTGAATAACTCGTCGTAAATATACCAGTTATCGACTTCCCCAGGAGTCAGAACAGTACCGATCTCATGCGGAGGAGGAGTCAGCTCTACCGTGCGGGCATCAATTAAGCGCGTAATTCTCCAATCGGAGTAGGTATCCGCTCCCATCGTGAAGTAGATCGAACGGCCCACATCCTCGAGGCTGAGGGTCACACCTGCATCTACCTCGAACCTGTTGCCGGCAATGATGTCCCCATCCGAACCACTGCGGACGAGGGTATTCGAGGCTGCCACAGGCTCCGAGTGGAGGATGATAGGACGATGCGTGACCTTGGCGAAATGACCTCCGCCCTTGTCCTGCCCCTGACCCTGGTACACCCCGTCTAGGTTGAGGTTGCGGTGAAGGTTCTTCAGAACCCAACCATCGACCTCTTCCGCCGAATTCAGAGCGGGAATCAGCAGCGCAGTTGGATCGAGCTCCGCTACCGAGCTGTGCATACCGACAATCAGTCGGAGACCGGACTCCGGCACTCGAGGCAGCGGGGGTTCGAACCACAGAACTAATGAGTCCTCAAACTGCCCATTTGACTTGACGACCAGAGATTCACCGAGGGCTTCATTTAGAAGGCGTAGTCCAGAGTCGGCGTCAGCAGGCCTTACAATGATCTCGGTCTCTGAGACAACGACATCAACCACGAAGGTGCCATCATTGCTCTGAGGTGTCAGAATAGTGGAGCCGCTGATATAGACTAAATCTCCTTCTTCAACCTCATTTGTAATAAATGAAGCACTTGAGGAAGGATTTGAGCAGATAATAGTCGATCCATCAATGATCTCGGTGATTTGAACAGAGCTATGCTTCGTGCTCTCATGGCCAAGTACATTTCTATAGGAGTCAAAGGTAGCACTAGTAGAGAGCGCGGTATCAAGGGCCTCCGTCGATGAATTAAAAGTGCTTGCCCCGCCAATCAACCCGGAAGACGGAATGTAGGCCACCGTTCCGATACGGACAACACGATCTCCAGCCAGGATCTCGTTGTCATCGCCATCTAGAACGGCGAAACACGAAGCAATCTCTGTAAGCTCGGCATCATCTGCGATACCAACAAAGATGTCTCGAGCAAGGACAGTATCGAGTGAGTCGGAAAACCCGGTACGAAGATCAACTCGAGTAATAACTCCAGTGGTGGCATCCTTGGCGAAGCGGAGAGAATCGCTTGGAATATTCAGTACAACCGGAGTTGCTACTCCGCGCGTAATCTGGAACTGATGAGCATCCAGATTCTTCGACAGACTGTGAAGCGCACGGTTGAAGGATTCGCTTGTTCGGTCCTCCCCTCGAGCCAAAAACGAAGACAGAGGGCGGTTGCCCTGCGTCATCGCGCGAGGAGAAGAAGAGCCCAGGTCTCCTGCAGTGACAGTCGCAGCAGGGTGTGGATGCCGGGCAAACCCCAGAAGGGGAGCCAGATCCACGTTACCTGAAGTTGCTGCTAAAATACGAACAAACGCATCCTGACCGGAACTGGACGACTTCAGAACAAGAACGCCTTGCTTTGCGGAGGCACTTACCTCATTTAAGGAAGAAGCTGCAGCGTTGTTAATAGTATCAACAATATCAGCAAGGGGTAGCTCAATTACCGATATAAACTCCACATCCAGCTGACCAATATCCGTCTCGATGGAGAGCTCGAGGTTCGTTGACAAACCTCTAATGACAGCCTCGACGGCAGGTATCAGTCCGTTATTGTCTACATGCGCAGTCCCGTAGATCGTGGGCTCGGAGATGACGAAGACATCAGTCTGGCTAGCAAGGAATGGGCGGCGGGTGAAGCTCATAGGAAGCGGACCTCCCAGATCAGACGCAGAGTGAAGGAGGTAGTCTTAGTTACAGGTTCGAAAGTCTTATATGCCATAGGCGCACGATCATAGGTTGCCGAAAATCCGGTAGGAGTGGCGCTGGTACTCCAGTTGTCGTCCGGGTCACCATTGGTGAACAACCCGGCTTCTGTCAGGATGGTATTTGACCCTAAACTAATCTCATTTAGACCAAACTCCCTGACAAACCGAACGCCGGTTCTTGAAGAGGTCTCCGATAGCACAGGGAACGTGGCAGGAACCTTCAAACGAGCCAAGAACTCTCCTGGCGCATAGGGCACCGGAGCTACCAGCTCCGGGATGTTTGCCACCTCTGGTTGTGAACCAGCGCCCACACCGACAAACGCAATGCGATCATTGCGGAAGAAGGTATCTCCGCTGATCGCCTTCAGGGCAATCAGCTCTGCCAGATACTCACGACCAGTCAAGGTCCAGATATTAGAGCCTTCGACATGTTGACGACGCTTACCACCCTCGAAGGTATCGATGGTGACATGCCCCTTGATTGCCGGAGCAGACGCATGATCCTTTAAGACTCGAGGGGTAAACCAAGAAAGAAGACGAGATATCAGCATACTTGAAGTCTCCGAATGATCTCTTTGGCGTCTTCTACACTAACACCAAAGTTCTTGGCAACGATCTCTGGATCGAGTGGCTTTCCGTCGGAGGACTGTAACCCACCGCGCTTTGCACCGCGGGTTCCTCCCTCCACAATAATCGCGTCAATTACGCGAGGGGTTTCTTTATTTGATATTGCCATTATTTAGGTCCTTGAAGTCGGTAGATTCTACCCGCAAAACTTTTTGGTGAGGGAACTATTGTTGAGGGAGCTACACCTGCCAGGATGAAGTCGTTACTACCTACTGCCACTTCAATGATTGGCATCGTGTATAGCACACCTGCATCCTCCCATTCGAAGAAATCTCCTGCCTTTACGCCAACCAACTTGGGATCGGAGATTGCGGTAACCGTAGAGGACCCTGACGTTAGGCTAAAAGCTAAAGTATTCGGTGTATAGAAATTCACACTTACAGTTTCATGTGCAGGAAATAACTTGGTGATAACAACCGCACTGGAACTCGTACTTACAATATCATAGACTCCGACCCCGAGAGGAATTGGGTAGTCAGGGATCGTGGGATCTGAAATAGAAGGTGGTGGGCAGATAACCTCGAGGTGTGTTGCGGCAGCTACACTGAAGCTACCTGTTGCGAGTCCGGAACCTCCAGAGTTTGAAAGTACTGCGGTAACCGGACCTTCCACAAGAGTTAGCGGTCGATATAGTTCGATTTCGACTGTATTGTAGGCAGATAGAAGCTCAAGCGCTGCATCTGAATCACCGTCGAAGTGTTCAAAAACTCGCTTATGGACCTCGATAGTCTCAACGTCATCAGTCCCAACGTCATCTGCCAGTGGCTGAGTCAAATAAACGAACTCTCCATAGACCGCCAAAATAGTGTAATACTTGTTATTCTTTGTATCTAAAATACGGTCATCTTTAGCTATATTCTTGAGATGTGCGTCAGAGATTTGAATAACAACGTCTCCTGCAAGTGCAGAACTGACCAGTGTTTCCACGTAGACTGGGTTGTGCCCAAGAGCCCACCTCTCAATACGATAGGTATTAATAGTGCTAGAAGGATTGGGGAGCGCTATCGCAAGCGTCAGTTTGGTTTCCTGATCGAGGTACAGCTCGGGTGTGCCAGTATTATCGCTGTCAGCACTTGCTAAATCAAATACACCTACATCTTCAATTATGTAAACTCCCTCGTTATCGCCGCCAACGATAATAAGGCGATCGTCTGAAGTCACACCATCCGACCGGAATGACGCCGTACTGTCAACAAAAACGTTTCCGACAAGGAATGGACTATCCTCGATATCATCAGAAGTTCCCTCACAGATCTCTACCTCCTGCGGTCGCATGATCTGAAAGACTGCTCCCGAGTCATCCATAATTCCAGCGATCTCGATTCCTCTGCTGGGAGGATCTACGTCCTGCACCACTACAAGCTGAGTGCTACTGTCGACTGCCTGTACAATGAATGACCCTTCATTCGGTCCAGAGCGGACGAACACTCGATCGCCTGGGCGGACTAAATTCTTTCCGTGAACCGATACCCCATCTGGATATCTACTCGAGTCAAAGTACTCATTAATCTGCGTAAAAGTAGACAACTCTCCTGTAAATCCTCCACGCGCAGAGGTGATCGTCCCGCTTCCACGAGACATCACAAGGTCGACGCCTTCGAATACAGTCCTACCAGTCATGCTTCCAAAGTCTATTTTTCTCAAAACAAAGCTATCAGTCATGCTTCGAAAGTCTAGTTTTCTCAGAGCAAAGCTACTACCATTATAGTCATCCAGGGCATGAGAGGACTGTCTGCTGAACGCAGGGTCATCTAAGAAATACATAGACAGATCTAGTGTTAAATCGGCTTGTACCGTGATAACGTCAAGCAACGAAAGAATGGCTACAACTGTCGGTTTAGTATAGATCGGCCGAATTGCATTTAAAAAGTCGGCTGCGAGAGGGATGTCTCTCGAGTCAACCGCCTGTACGTCGATTTCGACTTGCCAAGTATGGTACTTCTGTAGCTCCACCTCACCGGGTACATCCGAGTACTCTCTCCACCAGGAGGGAGTGGTGATGTAGTCATTGACTAAGACAGAGTTCGTAAGAGGAGTAAATGGTTGAAGAATATCCCCTACAGCGAACGTTCTTCCCGTCTCCGAGTTAATCCCGAGTCCCTTGAACTTCTCCAGGCTGTAAAGATCGGACCTCGGATAACGATATACGCTTACCAGCCCCGTACCCAATCCTTCGAAGTCCAGCTCCTCTACCACTACACGGCCGAAGTTTTCGGTGTACTCTGGGTTGATTTGAATAATTTCGCACAGTTTATCGGTAACTGGTAAATCGAGAAGAATGTGACTCCCGATCTCTGCTGATCCCAGCGTAGGCCCTGACGCCCACGAATACATCAAACCGGCGACTGCAGACTTGTAGGAGAGCTGTGTTGTCCCATAAGCATCTAATGCTTCTTTGGTAGTCTGAACTAAGACACCAAAGTTATCTTCAATGTATTTGTAGTTATCGAGGAATACCAGAGGAGCCCACAGAGAGTCTGGAGCTGGCAATGCGGGGGTAAACGAGTTGTAGAACTCGATAAACCTGCCGACTCCCCTGCGATGAATGACGTAATTAATCGCAGATTGAGTGGCTACTGGAAGCCTACCATCGGCGATTCTTCCGCTGATTCTCAGCACAGAGTTTGAGATCACCGCTGTGATCGCGTAACTTCCCGTGCTCAAGCCAGATGTGAGCTCGAGCGTATCTCCGGGGCGGACCCCATTCGCAATTAGTGATTTATCTGCAATGGTAATCTGAGATGATCTGACAATAGTCGAAAGTGCGCTTCCTCTAATGAGCGTGTCAGTAAGCACAAATTCGTTATTCTCAGACATCCGAATTGGAGCAGACGTTCTGCTCGTTGTGGTGTCATCCTTATGTGTAAGGATGAACGTCCCGTCATCCTTCTCGGCGCTAACTGGGGCTGAAATGTGCTCTACGAGCGCCGGAATCGAGGCTACAGGATGCTCAAATCCACCAATCGGTATTCTTGAGTTCCTAATAATCCGTGTAGGCCGAACAGTGAACGAGAAGAAGCTCGGAATGTAGATTGAAGTAGTAGGGTCTACTGGTAGATTTTTATGTGTGTTCTTGAAGTCCGAACTATTTAGAATTTCATAAATCTCAAAAGCAGACGAAGTAAACAGGGCCTCGCCTTCCTCTGAAAGAGTAACAGTCGGGATGGCTAACTCTACAGCCATCCTGGCGATGTCGTCGTCGTCAATTTGACCCTGGTAGTGCTGACCTCCGCTAAGTCCGAACTCAAGGGCCTCAGTGCCGAAGTCAAACGCGACCTTCTCATGTGACGAACCAAGAACTTGAGCGCGGAACTTAGACCCAATCTCGAGATCATCCCGCATCACCTCGAACTCAATCATGTCTCCCGTAGATATGCCGAGCTGTTCGAAATCTTCGATTGAGTCACTACGCAGGGTAGGGCATATCTGCCAGCGGATCCCTTCTCTCCCCGACGGAGCACTTGCCTCCTGAAGGGTGACGGCCCACACATTTCCACGACCTCCCTCTTCAGCCGTGCCAAGGCCTGTCAGTAGCTCATAGGAGGAGATGCGATGAGCAGTTCCATCAAGGACGATAAGTCGGTCCTGAATACCGCCAGCTATGATGATCTCGTACGATATTTCTTCAGACGATGCGGTAATACCGAGGGG